GATCAAACAGAAAATGAGTAAAAAGCAGACTTACGATCCTCGCTCGGGCACCCTTACAAATGAACCAGAAATTATGAGCATCCTTGAAAACTTTTATCTACCTCAGTCCGCTGAAGGTAGAGGTAGTCAAATTGAATCTATTGGTGGATTCTCACCGGGATTTACAGAGCTGGATGATATTTATTACTTTGCAAGGAAACTCTATCGAGCATTAAAGTATCCGGCTTCACGTGTCCAAGCCGCACAAGAAAGTAGATCAGCAGATATTACTTTTAATCAAGGAGACACAGGTACAATTTCAAGGGATGAAATTAAGTGGAGTAAATTCCTTGAAAGACAACAAAAGAAATTCTGTCAAGATTTTACAGATATGTTTCTACTTCATTTGGATTTTAAAGGGATTAAAAAACAATATGGATTGGATTCAGAAAAAATCAAAGTAGCAATGAATGCACCGTCAAGATACAAAGAACAAATGGATCAAAGTTTCTTAAGTACTCGTTTTGATAACTATACTACATTAGCTGATAGAGAAGAAATGAGTAAATCATATCTTATGAAAAGATACTTAAAATGGGATGATGATGAAATCAGAGCTAATGTTGAAGGTATGAAGAAAGACAAAGAGCTAGGATTCAGAGTAGATGAGGGTGGCGGCGATTGGTAACAAAACATTTAAAATTAGATAAATACATAGGAGGAGAAAATTGTTATGCCCGTAGATAATGAACAAATTAAAAAAGCTTTAGATCATTTTGAGAATGATGAGTTTGTGGATGCCAAAGAAATTTTACAAAAAGAAATTCTTAAAGCTAAGAATGACCATTTAAAAAATAAGTTGGAACTCAAAGGAAACGCTGACTCAAGAATAGAAGAACCAGCAACAGAAAAAGAAGACGACACAGAGGAGTAAAAAATGATGACAAAGGCAAAACTTATTACCGAAGTTAGCCATGATTTTGAAGTATCAGAATCCAAGGCAGGGGGCACTCACATCGTTGGTATCTTTAGCTCCGCGGAACTAGAAAACAACAACAAGAGAAGATACAAAAAATCTATCTTGGAAAGAGAAATTGGAAAAATTCAAGACAAAGTTTCCAAAAAATCTTTATGGGGTGAGTTAGGACACCCACCAAACCCAGAAGTAAACCCAGATAAAATTGCTATTTTAACTACACAGTTAGAGTGGAGAGGAAATGATATTTATGGTAAGGCAAAAGTACTCGATACACCTATGGGTAGTATAGCAAAAACTCTTATTAAAGAGGGTAGTATGGGTATTAGTTCAAGAGGTTTGGGAACTGTTGGTGATGATGGATACGTTAATGAGGATTATAACTTAATTTGTTGGGACTTAGTAACCGACCCATCAAATAATCCATCATGGGTAAACGGTATCTATGAAGGTAGAACATGGGAATTAAACATTCCAGATAGACCACTAACAGAGCATGAACAGTTAGTAGAAGCACAGGAAAGTTTTAAGAAACATGTATGGCAAGTGATTGAAAAAATTGAAAAGAGTATGTAAACATAATAATAGTATATATTACCGTATGTTTCTGTAACTAAACGTACGTATAAATAAATACAAATGAAGTAAAATTACAATAGGAGGGAAATAGCATGGATAAACTTCTTGAAATACTTGGCGCTAACAAACTTAATGAAGAAGCGCAGGGCCAAGTTAAAGAAAGGCTTGAAACACTCATCGAAGTGAAAGCTCAGGAACTTTCCAGCAGCAAACTTCAGGAAGCAAAGGAACAGCTAGTAGAGTCCTACGAAACCAAATTTGAAGAATATAAAGAAGATATTACTTCTAAGTTCTCTAATTTCGTCGACTCAGTACTGGAAGAAGAAATGACAATTCCAGACAAAGTTCTTGAATTTGCGAAGAAAGGCGAGTTGTACCACGACTTGATCGAACAGTTTAAAATTAGATTGAGTGTTGACGAAGGATTGCTGGACGAGGAAGTAAAAGGTCTATTGAAAGAAGCTAAAGCAGAAATTCTTAAGCTTCGCGGTAACCTTGATGAAACTATTGCTAAACAACTTGAAACCATCAATGATGCACAAGAGTTAGCAGCAGAACTTTATCTCAGAAGGAAATGTGACGGTCTTACAGAAGGTCAAAAGAAGAGAGTTCTTGAAATGCTTTCGGGCATAAAAGACAGAGCAGAAATTGACCGCAAATTTGACATCGTCCTTGAAACTTACGACAGTAAGAAAGACAAGGAAGAAGAAGAAGAAGAAGGCGAAGATCACGAAGACAAAGAAACAAAAGAAGAAGAAGATGATGAAGAAAAGGAAGAAGAGGAAGAAGAAGGAAAAGACAAGAAAGACAAGAAAGACGTGAAGGAAGGCAAAATCACAGACGATGGTCTGAATGAAGATAGCCCCTTCAAACAACACCTAAATCAGTATGTTAAAATATTGAAAGAAGGTAAATTTTAAAAAGAAGTAAATATTAAGGAGGAAAACAACATGGACGTTAGAGACCTAGTCAAAAAATGGGAAGGTGTTCTCAGTGAGGGTTCGGCAATTAAGTCCGATAAAGTAAAGAAAAGTACTGCCATCATGTTAGAGAATCAACACAACTACCTCATGGAGCAAACTGCTTGGGGTAATGACTCATTTGGTACTGGTGACGGTCGTGGTTTGGCCAACTGGCCAACTTCAGGTATGTTTAACAAAATCGCAGTTCCGATGGTTAGACGTACTTTCCCAGAATTAGTTGCCCATCAACTCGTTGGTGTACAGCCATTAACTGGTCCTGTAGGACTTGCTTTTGCCCTAAGGTTTAGAGCAGGTACGACAGCAGGTAGTTATACAGCTAATGTAACCGAACTTGGTTACAACACCATCGACAGCGCTTACTCTGGTTCATATATCACCTCCGCTGGTGAAGCTTTGGGTTCCAAAGCTGGTAGCGGCGTAGGAAATGATATTGGACTTGGTGTAGGATCAGGACAACATATTCGAGAAGTCAACTTGACCGTTGAAAAAGTACAAATCGAAGCAAAAACCCGTAAACTCAGAAGCCGTTGGTCCCTCGAAGTTGCTCAAGACTTGAAAGCTATGCACGGTCTTGATCTCGAAGAGGAAATGATGGATATTCTGGCTTACGAAATTACCCAAGAAATCGACCGTGAATTGATCGCAGCAATCGACGCTACCGTAACAGGTATTGTAGGTTATGACACAACCTGGGACTTTTTGGCATCAGCTCAAGGAGTTAAAGGTAGATGGGAGATGGAGCGTTATCGTGAGTTATATCACAATATTATCCGTAAAACCCAAGACATTGCTATCAACACACGTAGAGGATCAGGTAATTGGATCGTAGGTAACCCACGAGGTATTGCTATCCTTGAAACATTGGCAGCTTTCACAATTGCCCCAGTTCCAAGTGATGTGACAACCCAACCAACTGGTGTATCCAGGATAGGTTCCCTTGACGGAAGATTAGTAGTTTACCGTGATACTTTCGAAAGTAGAGATCAATATATCATCGGCTATAAAGGCCCAAGTGAATATGATACTGGTGTAATTTATTTACCTTACATTCAGCTACTCGCAAGTAAAGCAGTATTCGAAAATTCATTCCATCCAACCGTAGGTTTGATGAGTCGTTATGCGATTCACAATCACATGTTTGGTGCAAGAGAATACTACCAGAAAATCAACTTAACCAATATACCGTCGTAATTGGTTAGCCAAAAATAGAAAAAGCGGTGGGCTTCGGTTCACCGCTTTTTTTACGCCCAAAATTTACAACTAACTATTTTTGTAGTATAATATAAATACTCGTGCAGGAGGAATTAAAAGCATGGAATTAGATAGAGATAATTTATCAGATGTATTTGATATGAATGAAATAGAAAGTGAAGTAGATCGTCTTACCCTCGTTTCAGAATCAGACCCAGAAGAAGCACTTAAAGAAAACATTGATAGAGCGAATAGAATATTGGATAGGGTAGAACAAGAACTAGAAAATGGCAACTTCACTGCAAGAATGGTTGAAGTGGCTGGAAACATTCTCAGTAATGTAACTAACTCAAGTAAGGAATTGATTGCCAATATTAACTATAAAAAGTATTTACAAATTCGCGAGAAAATGGTAAAATATAAGTATGATGAATTGGAAGCTAAGAAACAGAAATTTCGTTCTCCAACAAGTCAAAACATTATAGTCTCCAATAGAGAAGACATAATGAAGCTAATAAGCGGAGAAGTAAAACAAATTGAAACCACTAAATAAAAACGACAAGAAAGGAAAAAATGTTATGTTTGAAAACAACGCCGATTTTATGCAAGTAATTCTTGACCAGCAAAAAGGAACTGGTTTTAAAGAATGGGAAGGAAATGCTATCGACTACTTAAGTGAAGTCGAAAAAAGACCGGAGATAGCAAATTTCTCACCTGGCAGAATCTACAATATGATTATGAAGATGGGAACCGAGCCGGTAAAAGAGGACTTAAAAACAAGAGGTTATGAGGACTTAGTCCATTATAATTTTTTCAAAGATAAAATTTTCGGTACCCTTGAACCAATCCATGATCTTATGAGGTTTATGAAAGCCGCCGCAAGGAGAACCGAAACTGGTAAAAGGATTCTTATAATGGTTGGTCCTGTATCTTCAGGTAAATCAACTATAGCTTCCTTAATCAAAAGAGGATTAGAAAGAGATTGTACTCCGAAATTTGCAATCAAAGGATGTCCTATCCACGAAGAACCACTTCATTTAATTCCACAAGATGATAGACCATATTGGGAAGATAGACTTGGAGTTAATATTGAAGGAACTCTTTGTCCCGTTTGTATGCAGATGTTAGATGAAAAATATACAGAAGGTGGCGTCATTCAATGGCACAGTGTCCCGGTTGAAGCCATTAAAATTAGTGAACAAAGAAGAACATGTATTGGTACATTCCAACCGAGTGATCCAAAATCACAGGACATTACTGAGTTAATTGGTCGAGTTGACATGACTCAAATGGCTCGTTTCGGTGAAACTGATCCAAGAGCTTATAAATTTGATGGTGAGCTTCAAGTAGCCAATGGTGGTATGATTGAGTACATTGAAATTTTGAAAGCCGATACGAAATTTCACTATGTTCTTATCACGGCCGCACAAGAACAGGTTATCAAAGCACCTGGGTTCCCGCAAATGTATATTGATACTTTGATTCTATCTCACACAAACCAAACAGAGTTTGACTCATTCAAATCAGACAAAAAGAATGAGGCTTTACATGATAGAATGTACAAGGTACATGTACCATGGAACTTAAGGATAGATGATGAAATTAAGATTTATCAAAAAATGGTTAATGAATCTGATTTTAGAAATATCCACATCGCCCCTGGAACTTTGAGGGTTGCTGCTGAGTTTGCAGTTCTTTCAAGGTTGACCAAGTCAACCAAAGTTTCCAACAAGATCACCAAGATGAAACTTTACAATGGAGAAATTCCAACAGAGTTCAAAAAGACAGACATTGATATTAAAAAGTTAAGAGAAGAAGGACGAGAACAAGGTGAGGGTATGTTCGGTATTTCACCAAGGTTTGTTATCAATGCTCTTAACTTGGCACTTGGTGCGAAAGAAGAAAAAGCATGTATCAATCCGATTGATATGATTAGAGCACTTCGTGATAACTTCGACCATCACATTGGTATAGCCGATGAAGATGTAGAAACTTTTATGAATATTTTGACTGGTAACAAAGAGTCAGTAGCCTCTGAGTATAAAGACTGGGCTAAAAAAGAAGTCAACATGGCTTTCTTATGGGCATATGATGAACAAGCCCAAGAACTTTTTGAAAGGTATATGACCAACGCTGTAGGTTTCTGTAAGAACGAACAAATAAAGGACTCAGTTAC